TTTTGCACGGGTAAGTAGCACTACCGAAAAATAGCTATCTTTATTAAGCGTTTCGGAAACTTGCTGAATACCGATGGTAATGGCCATAACAGCCTGAAGCCGTGTTTGAATCTTTACTAAATCTTCATTTTCGCCCGCAAATAAAGCAGCTACACCCATACCGGCAGAGAATGCGCCTGTAAGCCCGGTTACTGCCGTACTTACAGCTTTGAAACCTCTTTGATCATCAGCAAGTATTCGTGTTTGAGTTGTAGTATCACTCATTTGGTCGGCTAATTTCCCAAGAGCCTGCGCCTGAGCTTCATATTCAGGAGTCCCGCGCTTACCTGCCATCTCCATTTTAGAAAGCTCATCCTTCGCATTCATTACCTGCGTCCGAAGTCGGGCTTGTTTTTCGGAGGCAACTTCTACAGAACCGTTATTTTCGTCAATACTTTGTTTCAAAGTAGTGTACGTTTGTTTTAATCGGTCCTGTTCAGTTATTAGTTCAACAGCCTTTTGCTTCAAAGTATCATAGGCCGCAGAATCTTTGCCACCAGCAGCTTCCATTGCTGTCATCTCCGAAACAATGGACTGAATGCGCGTTGCTAATGATGCATTGGCCTGAGATGCCTCGTCCACCTTTGCTTTATATCCTGTCAGTGCAGCTTTTTCCTCTTCCAATGCTTGTTTGGCAGATTGTAATTCAAGTGTCAACTGTTCTTTCGAATTACCTGGAGCCGCATTATCTACTTGTTTTTGAATTGACTTTACATCATTCTCTATGCTCTTTATTAATTCAACCTGTTCTTGTACTGCTGACCGAGCAGCCTGTAAAGCCGCCTTGCCTGACGAAGATATACTATCAAAACTTTCACCTATTTTCCCACCTGCTGCATTTACGGAGCTACCAAAAGCAGTACTCGATTGAGCCACTTCATCAAGCTTCGTTTTATAATCCGACAAAGCTGCTTTTTCCTCTGCCAATGCCTGTTTAGTTGCAGTCAATTCATCGAGTAATTGAGACTTGGCAGTACTTGAAGCTGTTTTGTTCATCTTCTGTGCAATCGCATCTAAATCACTTTCTATTTGCTTAATTACACTTTCCTGTTCTTGCACAGCCGCTTTAGCCGATTGCACAGCATCTTTCGCAGCCGTGGAAATATTATTGACTCCCTGAACCGCCTTTTCGCTTTCAGTGTCAACGTTTTGTTTTAGTCTGATATCTATTTCTACAGGTTCCATAATTCTCAATTAATAATTACAAACTATCTATTGGGTAATAGTTTTCTTAAATCCTCTGCGCTTTCTGCTACAGGTGCTGGTTTATCGCCTTTCACATAGCGTGGTTCGTCTGCCATTTCGAGCAAATACATTGCCCAGGGCTGACTCCACATAATTTGGTGGTGTGTGTATCCTCTTTTTGTTTTTATATCTCCTAGTATTCCGAAAGGGCTATGCAAGCCATCCATGTAGCCTTTTGACTCCTCTTTCGCCTTTGACCCTAATTCTTCATCGTCATCAGTTGATTCATCCTTTCGCTGAAGTAATTGGTAATAGTCGTAAAATCCAGTATTGAATTTACGGCTTCGATGGCAAAGAATATTTGGATTAATTGAAAAGTCGGTACTTTCCAAGACAACCGTTCAGCCAGTTTATCAGTATCCTTTTCAATTTTCGTTTTATCGTTCAGCATTGCAATTGCAATTACCTTACACACGCTTTCTATACGTTCATTAGCAATGTCAGCAGTTACATTTGACAATCCGTTTTCGAGAATTATTCTGCTAAACTCTGCTATTGTTCCGGGGTAAAGTGGTCGGATTACGATCCGATTAAGGCCGAGCCATCTTATAAAAAAAGGAGCATCGATTTTAAACGCGATGCCCCTTTCTAACAATAAGTTGGCCGCTGCCAGCCTTGTTTTATTTTCATTCATTTACTACACGCTTGCAGTGTCTTGAAGCACATAATCATTTGGGAAATCTGTTTGTCCCAAAAGCCTGAATTTGAATGGCAATTTAAGCGTGCCATCTGCAGTCAGTTTACCGTTGAAGTTAACCGTACCTTTAGCACAAGGAACGATAAGAGCACCACCATTTTTCAAACGGAAACGAATAGCAGTAGTCAATACTTTTTTTGCTGATGGATGTAAATACATAGCCGTTGCACCTGTTCCGGTGACACTTCCACCCATTAGATTGACCATCTGATCATAGGTAGCTTTAATAAATGAACCCTGAGATGATAGACCAACACCAGTATAATCGACATCTTCCGGAGCATCATTTTCGTGCGAATACACCATTGACTCAGTTGCATCACCTTCTGTAATGGAAACTTCATCGTCTTTTAGTGTCAGTGGTTGTTCTTCCCAAACGGCAGTTGTCAAACCTGCCGCGCTAGTAATTACGGGCGCAAAGTCAATACCTGCAACCCTTGCCTTTAAAATAATTTTTTCAGCCATAATATTTGTTGTTTAATTAATTTTTAGTAATCGTTTAATCAGCGTTGAAACAAAAGGTATTTTCCAAATTCGGAATAATCCATATCCAATACCAAGTATAATTGTTATAAATCCAAACCACCAAACCCAATCATGCACCGGAACTTCAACCTCTACCTTCACTTCTTTACCTGGAACATTAACCGGATAAGGCACCGGTATAGAATCGTGAACCGTAGTTTTAGTATCAATTACCTTTCCGGGAATAACTCCTTTGTTTTCTATAGTATGATGAAGTAAACCAAGCGAATCAATGCAAGCTGTTGATATAGCTAAATCAGTCTCCAAATGCGAGTTTTTTACAGCAATTACCGATTGTTTTTGTGGTAAGTACTTTAAAAGAGTATCGTGTTTCGTTTGATACACAATGCTATCATGCTTTTGAACTATCGGAATATACCGAATCACTTCTTTAGTTTTACACCCAGTACAAATCATCATACCAAAAATGCAATATATAAATGCAAGCAAAGTAAGCGAGCTTATCAGCGCAGTTCTAACCCTTAGTAATTTCGCGGGCTTCTTGCTTTTTTTGTTCAAGATTATCATGATCAATCGTATTTAAAATTTTCAAAATCTTATTATTGGTAGTAGTAAGCTTTCTCACATCGTCACGCAACGAAGAAACCTCTTCCGCTAACGATTTATACTTATCGGCAATACTGCACGATCTATCTTCAGCAGCTTGCGCCCTTGCCTCAGCGGCTTGTGCTCTTGCTTCGGAAGCAGTTGCGCTATCCTGCCATATTTTGATGGCTTTAGATACATTATCAAGCTCAGTACTTTCAGCATTTGCATCTGCACCTTTGGCCGTTGCCTCTGCTGTCTTTTTCTGAGCCTTTATCGTGAATAAAGAAATTATAAACCCACTACCAAAAACAATTGTAAGAATTGTATTTATAAGCGAAAACCAATCAAATCCGGTTGCTGTTTGAATTATTGCTCCATCCATCTTAAATACCAATTGAAGTTAGCCATTTAGGCACATCGAAACTTGGACATGCTTTATTGGAAAACTGGTTGTGTCCTACTATTTTCACATCGGGGAACTTCGCATGAAACTTCTTTACAAAAGTTTTTAAAGCTTCCGACTGTGCTAACGTACGAGTATCTTTAGCTGTGCGACCATCGCGGGCAACTCCACCAACATACACAATATGTCTGCATACCGAATTCATACCTTCCACACCGTTTGTAATTTCCCACCCATCTACAAATGCATCATCGTTGTTTTTTACCAACCGCTCAACAGTACCGTTAATATGGATCATATCGGTATAGCCAACTTGTGACCACCCACGCCCAACAGGAGGAGCAGAACAATGCATTCTGCGAATATCAGCCGATGTAATCTCACGCCCTTCGGGAGTTGCAGTACAGTGAATAACCAGGTATTGAAGTTTCTTAGACATAGTTGAAATTTTTTAGTAGGATAGTACAAAAAAGGGGGCGGTTACCGGCGTTAGCTTTTTAGCGCCCCCTTTACACACACACGGATTTTATAACTTCTATGCTTCTGCTCTTGTTACCAACACTTGGTAGGTAGCTGTGGCATTACCATCTTTACTCTTCACGCTTACGTTGATGATATTCTCACCTACTGCTAAGTTCTTAGTTGCTGACGCAACACCGGTAGTCAATACAGTAGAACCAAGTTTAATTACTTGACCAACTACAGAACCTGTAGCAGTTACAGTATATGAATCTACAGCATTAGCCACATTGAGCGTATATTCTTTCGTTCCGGCAGAGAATGCAGGTATTAAGTCTCCAATGCTCAACTCTAAATCATTCAAATCAGTTGACCCTGCAGCAACAGCTGCATCACGTCCATCGTACAATACGATGTCCTCACCAAATACGATATTAGTATCAGCTTTCATCAACATTTTGAAGAAATACTTTTCACCAGAATTAGTAAGCTTATCAATTTGAATTGCCTCAGCATCATCAGCTAAGTTAACACCTACCCAAAAATTTGAATCTTTACCACTCGAAGTCACAGCTGCTACAATTACATCTTTCGGCCAGTCAGCTAATGCAACTATTTGAATGCCTTTGAATCTTTCAGGATTCATGTTGGTATAGTCAGCACCTTTAGTTGGCTTATCCGTTAATTCGTATTCATATGTCTCAGAATCTTCTACCGACATAAATAGTTTTAGATTTGAATTCTTTTTGACAGCTTTAGGAATCAATGCACGAATCAGTTTTAGTTTAGCAATAATATTTGATTGTTGTAATGCAACTGGATTGGCTACTCTCTGAACATCATTATCAGCCATAATTCGAGTGATAATTCCATCGAAGTATTTACCCTCTTCAGTTTCGTGAAATTCGCAGTTTAGATATAGTCCACCAAGTTCAAAATCAACAATTTTAGCTAATTCAGTCAACAGTGTAGTCTGAACATTAGACGGCAATTGACTAAATACTAAGTTACCAGTTGGTTGAAATGGTCGCCATATATCTTCAAAAGCACGGGGATTGAACGTTGTAAAAGCCATTACATCCTTCGGATTTAATTTCTTTTCATCAATTGTAAAATCACCCTTTGAATCAGATTCTGTGGGTTGCTCTTTTCTTCGTTGAAGCATTTTACCCACTCTTAATCGAGGAATAATAAAATCTTTTTTACAATTCGGTTGAACCATTATGTGACCACCTGTAACAATTTCATTGCCTGTAGTTGCTCGTACAAGTAAATCTTCTAATACTTCACCCGCATAAGCAGATGTAACTACTACAGCCATTGGCAACACACCCGTCATCTGAGGGAAGAATGAACCAATAGCACCAAGAGTAAGTACAGCACCGGAAGCCAACAAAGGACTTACACCAAGAACTGCAGCAAAAGCACCACCTGAAAACACACTGAGTAACAGCATGGTGAAAAGCGACATGATAAATTTAAATCTTTTCATTTTTTCAAAAATTTGTTTGTTTATAATCTTTTTTATACCTTAAAAAATCTGCATTAAGCTGCCGCTCTTATTTCTTTTTCTTTGCTGCATTAGCTTCGTCAATCTCGCGTTTGCGTTTTTGAAAAGCAGTTTCACCTGTAGGATTACCACCGTCACCCAGTTCCAACGAAGCAGATTTATGAGGAGTTAAACCCTTAAGCATTGTCATTGAACTTTCAGGGTTCAAATCAAATAACTGCAACATAGAAGCCTTTACGCTTCCGTCAGCTTTTTCGGTCAATCGACCGTCGGCAAGTGCCAAGGTCAATTCAGTATCAAAAGCAGTTTTCTTTGCCGTTTTATCAGCCAGTTCAATTGCATCGATTTTAGTCTGCAATTCAGTTTTAGCAGTTTCCGCAGCAGTAACTTTTAGTTTTTCAGCCGTAAGTTCTCCGTCCACTTTCACTTTGTCTGCAAGCAATAGATCAACCTTTGCGTAAAATTCAGCCTCGGTGGCCGTATCTGCAAGGTTTAATTTTGATAAATAATTTTTGTACATATTGTTTTCTATTTTTGGTTTTACAATAAAGTCGCTTAGTTTAAGACCAGGACCATCGCTTAGGTCAATCTCATTTCCTTCTTTGTCAAATAATCGGAGTGCATTGTGGTTTCCGCCAATTGGTAGAATGGAAGCTTCACGAAGTCGGCACTTCACAACTGTATAGTCAGTTTCGCCTTGAACCCTATACACTGGGTCATCCACCACTTCCAAATCAACCAACCCGCACGAAGCCATTTTGATAATACCGCGCTCCACTTTTCCAATTATCCGCTGAACCTCTTTGTCTGTATCCTCATAGTCGAATACTGCATCGGCCAGTAACACATTGTTTTCTTTGCGAATATTTGTCCACGTTCCAATTGGCAACTCATAATCATTGTGTCGGTAAAACATTACCGGGTTGCGCTCAAATTGTGTAGTGTCAACTCCCGACACCAATACGCGGACATCTTTTGTTGTTTGCGATCCATCGAGTAGTATAAAAGGAATTGGTTTTTTAGGCATAATTTAATTATCGTTTAAATGGGTTTTAAAAGACCTTGGCGGTAATCTCGTTTTCAATTACACTGCAAAAAAACGCTATAAAAACAACCCACCAAAAAAGTACTGCCATTTTGTCACGCATTTTTTTATTATCCCTATAAAAGCAGTTATTTTGCTTCAAATTAATAATGACACAATGGCAGAACTTACAAAAGACCAAAAGAAACAATGGGCTAAAGACCTATATCTATCCGATCAGAATCTTACACAAAAAGAGGTAGCTGAACGCGTGGGTACATCTGCTGTAACTATGAATAGTTGGGTTGATAAAGGAGGTTGGAAACAATTGAAAGAATCGCTATTGGTTACGCGTGAGTCTCAATTGCGCAGGCTGTATTTACAGCTTGATGAATTGAATACTGCTATAATGAGTAAGGGAGTTGGAAAACGATTCGCTGACCCGAAAGAGGTAGAAACTATTCGTAAGCTCACCAATGCCATCAAATCATTAGAGAATGAGTCAAGCATTGCCGACATAGTAGAAGTTTGTAAAAGACTACTCAACTGGTTGCGTCCTATCAATCCTATTCTTGCAAAAACGGTTGCCGGTGTTTTCGACGACTTTATTAAATCAGTTTTGAAAAAAGCATAACAATGGCACCTATTAAAGCTACAGACAAACAAGCCGTAAAAGATTGGGATGCGTATCTACTTAGTTTTGTGGAAGGTGTAGAATCCGAACAAAACGAATCGCCAAAAGCGAAAGAGAAACGCATTGAAAAGCTCGAAGGTAATTTTGAGGAATGGAAAAAATACTATTTCCCAAAATATTGTTTTGCCCCTGCAGCTCCTTTTCATATAAAAGGATCACGTCGCATACTCAATAACCCTGAGTGGTACGAAAGCCGTGTTTATGCTCGGGAGTTAGCTAAGGATACAGTATGTATGATTGAAACGCTATTTCAGGCACTTTCAAAATATCGCCCTGAAATAAGAAAACGTAACAATATACTTATTTCCAACAGTTACGATAAAGCTTGTAAGCTGCTAAAACCATATAAAATAAACCTCGAAAAAAACGAGCGACTTATTGCTGATTATGGTATTCAGCAGTTGCCTGGTAATTGGAGCGATGGAGACTTTACCACTACCGGTGGTATTTCATTTATTGCCGTTGGTGCTGGTCAGTCTCCACGTGGTAGCCGTAACGAAGAGGTAAGACCAGATAAAATTATCATTACCGATATTGATACCGACGAAGACTGTCGGAACAAAGATATTATTGACAAACGGTGGGAATGGTTCGAGGGTGCAGTATTTCCTACTCGTTCGGTTTCAAAGGACTTTCAGGTTATTTGGTTGGGTAACCTTATTTCGGAGGATTGCTGTGTGGCGCGCGCCATGAAGATGGCCGACAAGGTGGACATTGTAAACCTCGAAGATGAGGAAGGAAACAGCACTTGGCCGGGCAAAAATAAACCCGAACATATTGCACGTATCAAGAGCAAAATAAGCACAAAAGCCTATCAACAGGAATATATGAATAATCCGCTTAGTGAGGGCGATATATTCAAAGAATTGACGTGGGGTAAATGTCCCCAGTTGTCAACAATGCCATATGTAGTGAATTATGCCGATCCTTCACCTTCCAATAAAGAAAAACAAAAAAAGGGAGTAAGTTATAAAGCTCAGTTTTTGGTTGGCTATAAGGACGGCAAATTCTACATATACACCGGATATTTGGAACAGGTGGTTCAATCGGTTTTTGTACAGTGGTTTTACGACATACGTGACTATGTTCGCGGACGTTCACAGACATACAACTATGTTGAAAATAATAAGCTACAAGACCCATTTTTCGAGCAGGTATTTAAACCCATGTTTCATGCCATTGGCAAAATCAAAGGTTTTTTAAATATAACTCCTGACGATAGGAAAAAACCGGATAAAGCTACACGCATTGAGGGAACGCTTGAACCACTGAATCGTAATAGTCAACTAGTTTTCAATATCGACGAAAAAGACAATCCGCATATGAAGCGATTGGCCGAACAGTTCCGACTTTTTAGTATGCAACTGAAAGCCCCTGCCGACGGACCCGATTGTATAGAGGGAGCAGTATGGATACTAAACGAGAAAATAACAGCTATTGCACCGGGAGATTGGAAATCATGGAGTAAGTCACCAAATAAAAAACGAATATAAATTTTAAACACACGGAAAAATGAAAAAACTAATCAATTTATTAATCGCATTAAACTATCGTCGTAAGGTTCGCAGAATGAATCGACTTACTAAATTCAAGTATTTCAAAAAAGCCTGTCGGGAAGCGAACCGACTATCAAAAGAAAACGACGGAAAACGCTTTCGTGTATTCCTTTTTGATGAGTACCGGGTATGGAGCCGCGATGATATTCAACGTTTGAAAAATCAGGGAGTTCTTTCGAAAAAAGAACAAACGGGAATACTCTCAAAAAACTGCTTTTATGACACATTGACCCGGACAAATACACATCCAAGTTTTTCAAATCGCAAAGTATAAAACATAGAGATGCACATCCGTGCGTAACTACCAAAATAACTATTATGGCATACATAACTCCTGCAGAAATAACCACCCATTTAGGTGCCGAACAAATAGAAGCCATCAGTGATGGTGATGAAACTATGCTACAAGCTGCCATTAATGGTGCAATGGTTGAAGCTAAGGGATACCTATCGGCTTTCGATATGGCAACAGAATTAGCCAAGAATGGTGCAGCGCGTAATGCTTTGCTTATCATTTTCATTAAAGACATTGCTGTATGGCATTTCATCAATATTTGTAATGTAAACACTGATATTGATTTACGCGAAAAACGATATGATCGTGCAGTTTCATGGTTAATTTCCGTACAAAAAGGAAATGTAGTTCCTGATATAACTGCCAAAGTAGACGAATCAGGTGTAGCCGATAATCTTCCTTACAAAGTAACAAGTAATCCAAAACGTACTAATCACGTATAATCATGGCTAAAAGTACAACTAACCCTATCGGTTTTGATAAACCGTTACAAAGCACCGGCACAAAAACCGTGATGCAA